AGGAGCTGGTTCAGACGGCTTTTGTTCTGGTTCTACTTTTGGTTCTTGTACCGCCGATTTTGGAGCTTCATCGGAAGCTGGTAGTTGACTTCCTTGATCCGGTGGGAGAGTTTGTTGATTGGCGGGCTGCGAAGTTGCTGTTTGGGTCGTTGGTTGAGCGGGCGGCTGAGCACTCTGCTGAGTACTCTGTTGAGCATCCGGAGTGCCAGCAACGGTTGGTTGTTGCTGGGTCATTCTCTTTTGTTTTCCTCTTCTCTTATAATACAGATTCATCCCACCCTTACCGTGAGTTGGGTCTGCCAAAGAGTGTGTTCCTTTTTTAAGAGCCGCATCACGATATTGTTTTGATGGGAATGTTACCAACCATCCTTCTTTGTTGTATGCCTGACGATCTGGGTGTTTTCCTTCCAATCGTAGGGCTTGTACCGCTTCAGAAATAGCTTCTTCATCTAATCGACCATCCAAGTTTTCAATCAACAAAAATATGTGTTCGTCGTTATTAGGATCGAATATTCCGCTTTCTACAATAGGATTTATGGATACATCTAAAATAGCATCATTTACAACATCAATTATTGTTTTCATATTTTATTCCTCTGCTGGAGATGAGTCTCCTCTGTATTTTAAACGAATACCTTTTCCTATTGCGTCTAATGTAAATCTTTTACCAAAGTCTTCTTTTGGAATATAAGCCATAGCCTTGTCTCCTCTTAACAATATGATTCCATCATAATGAAGATATTGAGCCATATTTTCCCACATCGTGGCGTCGGTCCAATTCTTTTTAAAATAATCAGCATAAGCCAACGACGACAAAATCACCGAGTCGTCTTTCTTCGTCATCGGTTTTGCATTTATAGCTATTTCTTTTTCTCCAGCCGTCAATGCGTCTATAGTATTTTGGATTGGTTGATTTGTGAAAAGATCCTTGTCATCTATTACGGCGGAGTGCTTTTTTCCAGCTTGATATATACTCATCACCGTTGTTGCTTGACCACCTTGTTTGAGGATATCTTGTATCTTTTTACCAATGAAGTTTAATCCAACCTTTGCACTTACACCAAGTTTTCCAATGGTCAATTGGTCTAAAAATTCTTCAGTTCTATTTTTTACTGTGTCTGCGGTTATTTTGCCCCCTTTTGTAGCCACCGACGACACATATTGTTTTAATTCTGTGTCATATTTACTAAGAATATTTTTTGCATAGTCTATATTGTCTTGACTCCTTCTCAACCTTGCAAGCAAGTCCAAAAGATCACCCACGAATTCAATACGGTTAAAATTACTAAAAGATGTTTCTTCTATGCTTATAGCATCTTGATAATCCTTGATATCCACTTTGAAATTCCCTATTACAATGTCTCCTGTGCTGGACCCACCGTGTTTTGCATTTTGGATTATCCAAACAAAGGCAATTTCTCCTCTTCCTAATGCTGATCTTTTTTGTCCTGTGTGAAGTCTATCCAGTGAAATTTTTACCGTAGAAGGAATCTCATCGTTATATGTTTTGACCGCCGCATCGATGGATTCGTGTCCGGAACCATTTATTTTATTGTGCAGTTTATCTATGAACATTCTAAAATCAGGATCGTTTGCCTGATCTTTTTCTTTAAGTAGTTTCTTTATTTCTTCGGCTAGGGCTGGCGGATGATAACTCTTTTCATTTACCTTTTTATCCAATTCGGACTCTGGAACTTGTTCTGTTGGTTCGTTGGTTTTTTTCTTGGCAGCTTCGTCCATCATAGGATTGATGATTTCAAGAACTTCTTCTTTGGACAATCCACGTTTTTCCAAAGCCAAAGCTAAAGCAGATATATTTTCGTCGGTATATGGCCCTCCCACCAAACCATCTTCCGAAATCATCGCCCATTCAGTTACAATTTCTTCTATTAACACTTTTTTCATAGTATATAAATATTATTAAATTCACTAAATATGTGACGATAAGTTATTATATATATTATAGACCTATCTGTTTCATATCTCCATACGTCTTTCCCACATATACTTTCACAGGAAACTTGTCGCCTTCCATAATTTTTTTAATATCTTGAAGGGCGGTTATCTTATCTTCCTTATGGGCATCAAACAGAATGCTGTCGTATGTGTACAAAACAGGCTTGGTCTTTTTGTTTTTGCTATATTCCAATAAGGATTGCAGGGTATTGACCGCCATTTCTGTCTCGTATGCCTGAAGGATATAATTAAACAGCTTATTTGGTGACGGATCGTCGATGTGGCACTTCTTGATCTTACGACTAAACATTGGGGTTTCGATATATCCATTTTCTTTAAAGAACTTCCAACGATGATCAATATACTCTTGAGCCTTCTTGAAATACGGAATATACATCCACTTTTCGTCTATACCACCATACATTTGATGAAACGTCAGTCCTTTTGATACCGCAACGTCTTCCTCATCAACCTCGTTCTTGTTAAAGTAGTACTTAGCCAGATACTCATATGGATTGACGTTGGCCGGCATTGGATAGTTCATCAAATGCGCCATCAATCTTGGATGAAAAGCGTTATAGTCCATCATCACAAGCATGCCATCATCACCATATCTAGAAACGAACGCGTCTCTTGACCCGTCTGTTTTGTTCAGAGCCGCATAATTTACACCACCAAAGCGGTTTGATGGGCGACCAGTGGAGGTGAAAAGATTATATTGAGAATGAACATAACCGTCACGAATGTGCTTTTTTTGAGTCTCTCCAAACACCTCCAAGAACTTGTCTGTATTCACTTTCATTCCGATACGCTCCAATTCGGCAAAGCAATTGGACATAACATCGTTGACGAATTTAAATCCGTCTTCTTTAACAAGCTTGAGTTCAAACCGGATGCTTTTGCAAGTATTCTCAAATACACTGGCGTGTTTGAACAACGGTATTGCTCTATTTAGATTGGATGCTCCACGAAAATTTGATTTTATAAAAATATGAGCATTGGTCAATAAATGTTCATCCTCTTCCATCTTTCCGCTTTCTAGATATTCTATGATTCCCAAATCAATAAAAGCATAATCTTTTTTTAGAAGTTGAACAATGTTCTTTTTATTTTTTACAAATACCTTTGCTTTTGATTTGTTTAAACACTCTTTGAATTTGGAAATTACATCAGAAAGCGGCGTTGCTTCATTGTGATTGATGGGCAAACACCAAGACTCTTCGTCAGCCATGAATTTAAAAAACATCAGGCTAATATCGTTATTTGTATAATGTTTTTGGTCGTCCAAAGTTACCACGTCAAAATAAAACGTGTCTCTGGATATTTTATCAAAAAGAATTGTTAGGTCTTGATCTGTTTCTACAATATTCACATCGCCATCATACAGACCAAATTAATTTTGTCAAACATCAATACCCGCGCCAAAACTCCAACCTGTTTGAAAGCTTATTGGATAGATCTATTCCATTTTCTATTTTTACTCTTTCTATTTCAAAATTATTACTATCGACGACACCCGTTTTATCTATTATGTTGTTGATTATAACCTTTTCCCTTGATCCAGAAATCTTCCAATTCAAACTTACGATGAAGTATAAAACGGCATTTATGTTGCGAATTTTGGCAGGATCGATTTCAATTATTTTACTTTCATTTACTTTCTTGGAAAAAAATCTGGTTATAAACCCTCTATCATAGTCATTTTTGTTCGGTCTTGGTTTATATTCAACAGGAACATCCCCCAACCCTATAATCTTGGATGGACCATATTCATTTGTCAAATTTTCGTTTGTTATCATCCTGTAAACGTAGTTATTTTTCTGACTTCAGCGGATATACTTGTTTTCCAGCTTCCTTGTACCACGGTTTGTTTTATGCTTGATATCTGCCATACGGCATTATTATATGTATAAGCATATGGCACATGATCGAGAGTAAACATGCCCAAGAAAGTAAATCCACCAATTCCAAGAGTTTCAAAGTTGAATTTAGTGTTTGGCATTATAGCGGTATTTGCATATACAGCGCCCGGAGCTTCGTCTTCCATAACAACTTGTCGCATCAAGGTTTGACTTGGTTCGCATGTATAGTAATCCACTTTTTTCCCATTAGTGTCCACTGTTATTATATTAAAACCTTCGTCGTTTGTATTTCTTGTCAATTTTTTGGTTTTTGGATTTTCTTGGCTTGTGGATGTGGTGGATGCCGCTACTTTTGCTTTTTCAGCAAGTCTGTCGTTTGCCACAAACTTTCCAAATGAATCGGCGTCAGAAACAATTTGAGTCCCTCTATTTTCTTCTTTTTTGTCTTTGTTTTCTGCTTTTTTCTTTTCCGCATCTTCTCTCTCTTTCAACTCTTTTGATCCAGCTGTAAACAAAACTTGGTTTGCCATTTCTGGGCTAAGTTTTATGTCCACATCCGCGCTCAACAAATAAGAGTGCTTAATGGAACCAGGAATAATTTTGGTTAATTTATCTATATCCTCTTTTGTCAGAACTGGACAGAATTTTGTATCTATTACGGTTATTTCCGTGTTGTCCTCGTTGTTCGGATAAATTTTTAACTCTACAATACCAGACAAAGCTCCAGATATTTTGTTTAATATAGAAGTAAGCATTCCTTTTACCGTGGCGCTTTCTTCTACCGACCTCTTAATAAATTCCGTGGATATGTATAGGTCTTTAAGATACCCCGCATATCCAACATTCTTTTTATACTGTTCTTCTAGTTCTGATTCTGAAAATATAGGAAAAGAATGTCCTTTATATTGTTTATCTTTTACTCCTTCACTAACAAGTTCGAACAAGTCGTCAAAATCTGCCGAAAACTTGTTTTCTTGTAGAACCTTGGCCACTTTTTTAAACTTATCAAAATAGTTTACACCTTCTATTTTTATTTTTTGCAACTCTCCAGATGAATTAAGAGTTTTTCCTTTGGCAACTTGTTTTGCTTTTGTTTCTTCCAAAATATATTTTGGAGCAAATTTATTTGGAACTATTATTTCTGGGTCTATAGATTTTAGTCCTGGGTGGGCACATATTAACGTTTTGTCTATGTTTATCTTGCACCACTCAAACTTTTTTACTTTATTGTCTTTTTCCTCACCTACAGTAACATATGTATCTCCAAGTTCTATAGTAAAAAAATGATTCAAAAGCTCCACGAAATAATCCATTCGTATCCATTTTTTATTTCTTCCAAAAGTCCTTTGTTGCTGAAATACTCGACCATAAGAATATGGATAACTGTCTTCTGGAGGTGGTGGTTTTGGATAACTTTGATTAGAATACATTCCTATGCCGCCGTATCTATTGGTGGCGTATGTGGGCATATATGAAGCTGGTCTTGGAATTTCGGGTTGTGGTTTTTGAGCTTCCTTTGGCTTTCCGTCATCAGCGTCGCCAAACCACCCACCAAGATTGTCCCATCTACTATATTTGTTAAACTCTTTGAAACTTTCTATTTTTTCATCTCTTCCGTTTTTACCAACTCTTTTAAGAGTTTGATTCCCATAATCTTGACCTTCAAACAACCAGGCAACTGTCGTGATCGTGGTGGAGCATTCATATACTCCCATACCAGAAATCTTGTAATTGTAATCAGTAATATATCCTATGGAAGCGTCATAATTTCCATTTGATTTATAGATGCTGTTCATTATTACTGTAGGATCTTTGAATGTCTTTTTTAAAGAATTCACATCATAACTTAACAACGAAGCGGGATTATAATTGTCCCAACCCCACTCAACCACAGCAGTAACTTTTGGAGAAAGAAAATAAGGCGTTAAGTATCTTAAATGATCCAAAGAAAACGCTTTCCATTTAACTGTGACTTTTCTGCACATTCCGCTAAACGGTGCTGATTGGCCAGACACTTGTTCGACATCTATAGATTCTATCGTCGGCGGCGGTCTGTTTGGAAAAGATTCTACCGCATACACTACGTGTTCTTTTCCGTTTGCATCCAAACCGAGAACAACCTCTCCAGGCGTTTTATCAAACCCATAGCTTTTATTGAACCCATAAACTCCTCCCATCAAAAACCCGTCGAGACCAGAACTGGCGTCTCCTTCAGATACTCCATTTGAAAAAAATCTAACCCACGGCGTTCTTATTCCATTTCTTTTTGTCCCGGCCGCGTCTTCTTTGTTTTTTAAGCCATAATCTTGTCCGCGTTCTTGTAGCTCAGAAACAACCCAACTTTTAACCGGATGTAATCCCCAAGGTATAAAAACGTTATCATCAAAACTTTTTCGCGGCCCATTTTTATTTTCCATATAATAACAGTTTATGAATTTACTCTATTAAATCTTGCTATGATTGAATCTATATTTTTGGGTATTCTTAATTGTTGCCCAATTTTTGGCTTCATAGTTCCTTTTATGTTATTGGCTTGAGCAATCACCCACCACAGAGTAGAATCCTTGTAAAATTTAAAAGCTAAAGAATCCAAGAAATCTTCAGAACTAGCCGTTATGTATATGTCAGAATTACTTACAGGAATAATAGGATATCTAGTGGTAAAGAATACTTGTTTACCATCGTATCTATTTGTTACATTGTTTGAATTTTTTTGGTATCTGTTCATAACTTTGCATCCAAATTAAAATGGTCAGCGCTAGTTAGTGATTTTTCTTTTTCCATTAAATTCATATTTACTCCAATGTCAACCTTTCTTGGTAGTTGCAATGATTTTACAGAAGAATCATATTTGATAACATTTTTTACATCACTTCCATAAAAATAATCAAAATCTGCTCCAGAGCCTCTATAAGATTCCCAATTTACTTCATCGGAAGGAGTAATTGAAATAGAAGTTATTACTCCCGGCTGGTCGTAATACATATCACCGATTCTTATCGTTACCATGGGAGGATACATAAATGAAGACACCTCGTTTGTATCTGTGTATTTTGGCGGCCTCCCAAGGCCAACCAAATAATTTATTCTTTTCCACATAGGAACCAGTTCTTTGAGGCTGTTGGCGTAAACGGTAAAATTAAAGTTAATAGTACGGTCGAATCCTTTATACAGATACAATTTATCTGCCCTTCCAAGATATTGTATTGTTTCCCAGTCAATTGTATTTGATTCTGTCATTCCGTTGAGCGTTGCTCTGAATGGAATATAATTTCCATTAACCAAATCGTAAAAATAAAAGAACAACAAATCATTTGATTGTTTTTTGTCTTTTTCGTTAACAAGTTGCTTTGGCTCTGTGTCTCTTGGGCCCTCTATTGGACCAACAATCGCGTTATATTCGTCATATACATTTTCGGGTGATTCTCCAGATTTTCCGTTAGTCGGTTTTAAAGAATAACTTTTTCTTATTGATGGATAAGTAAAAAAGTCTTTTTTGTTTTTGTTGTCTTTGAGAGAAAAACTGTTGTCGGAATTTATATCTTTGTATACTCCATATTTTTTTCCCGTGCTGTCTAAGACCGTAGATAATTTTTCTGCGGATGGTCTATTTCTTGGAGTTTTTTCGTAAGATTCCCAACTTCCAGAAACTTCTATTTCAAAAGATTGAGGATCATCTTTTTTAAAATAACTACTGGTAATATTGGGTAAAAGATTATTAGCGGTTCCTCCCAAATACGTTGTCGTTCCTATCTTAGCATAAGTTTGGTATTTTCTTTCAGATACCGAATTATCTTTTATTTCCTTTAGTCTTTCTGTTGATTTTCTATATTGAACAGCCGTGGCAACGTCTTCTGGGTTCTTTAATACTTCTATTTGATTGTATATGCTATAATTTTGAACTCCAACATCCGGATTAGATTTTTCTACCACCGTTACTTTATCCAACCCTCTGTCAACAGGAGCCAAACCATATCTGGTGGTCGGTGTGTATCTGTGATATAAGTTAACAGTTCTAGCACTACTGGCTATTCCTGGAGCCGATGGTTTTGCTTTACCAAAAATTGCAGCTTTTAACGAACCAACAATAGTATCCACAAATCCAGAAGAACTCGAACCTTTATTTGGAGGAGTATTGGCTATTGCCAACATACCACCTTTATCCGCATACATAGCTTCATATGCCCCAACATTTCCTTTATACTCTGGTCTTATTTCCCATTTATTATCCGTATTACCACCAAAACCAAACGGGTTTGTACTTGGTATAAAGCTTTTTAACTTATTAATTAACGCTTTTCCGATGGCAGATCCAAGAGAAGGAGTTTTTGATTGTGTTGGGTCGGCTCCCGGAGAAGGAAAATATGTATTAAATCTGTTTCTTCCGGAATCTCCACTTTCATATCTTAATAGGCCTTTCTTGACTGTTCCTCCTCCCATCGATACATAAGAAGATATGGTTGCTCCTGTTGCCGTACCATCCGGAGCTGCTTCTATGTCTTTGCTTTGTATACCAACCAAACTTAACAACGAATTTCCAATAAAGTTTCCGATGCCTCCACTTGTTGGTAAAAACCTTACTGGTCGTTCTATAAGCCCAGTTGATCCTTTAGCAGCGGTAGCACTGATCAAGCTAAGCGGATTATATATTCTAGTTTCATTAAAGGCATTTTGTTTTTGTAACAGATATTGTTTACCTATATACAAAACTCCAGTACCGCTTGCTGCAAATTTTGTAACTCTTTTGACATCAAGTAGGGTAGATCCCAAAGGGATCGCTTGACTGTCTGCGCTGGTTATTTTTTTATCAAAGTCGCTGCTAGCAACTGTTATATAAACAAACGGCTGTCTTGATCCAAACCTCAATCCAGGACCAGAATTTTGATCATAAACAGAGTATTTTTTATATATAGAGTTTGATTCTTTATTAAAAATAGCAACACGGTCGGCCGGCGTAAGCCTTTGTATTGGGTTTAGTGGTGGTTCTGGTACTGGTTGGTCGGCTAACATATTTATAAATATCTATATTGTATATTATTCTCTGCCTCTAGCTGCCATCGCTCTTGATACTCTTTCACCGTCAAGATCTATAGAAATTGCTCCGTCTTTAAGTAGTGTTATGAGTTCATCCAACTTTGCTTCTAATCCTCCGCCTGTGGTTTCCGTCGTGGTTGTCGTGGTAGGCGTTTCTGTATCTTTTTGTGTCATTGCTGATATTACTGACAGTGTAGCAACTTTTAGCGTGTTGGTTTTATCCAGTTGATCGTTTAGTTTTTGTAAAGAATAAACAAGTCTGTCCACCGCCATAGCAAACGCATCTATCATACCAAATTTAGCTGTGGCCGATGCTATTTTGTCAATAGAATCTGCAGAGTCTCTAAGTTTTGGACCAATGTCAATAAATCTTTGTAATCTTTTTATTGGATCTCCTCCTAACAGTTTACCAGCAAAACTTCCCAATCCAGCAGCAGCGGAACCAGCCCCAAACGCCGCAAGAGCACCAGACAAAGCAGTTATTCCAAATGCCGTTTTTAATAATCCATCTGCCCCAATTTCAGCAAATCTGTCGAGTAGTGCACCCAAAGATTCTAAACCAGGTCTAGCTATTTCTATTGCTTTCCCGAATCCAATCATTGCTACCCCAAGTACTCCAATGGCAAAAGCACCACCAATAATGAGTGGAAGAGCCAATCCAAGAGCCGCGGCAACAACTCCAAGACCAAGCATGGTGGAAAGTCCTTTTGCTATGGTTGACCAATCAAGATCAGCAAATACCGTGAATGAACTAACCACGGTTGACAACCCTTCCGATATAAGTTTTATACCAAATGCAAATCCAATAAATGCCAGAGATAAGGCTCCTATAGCCGCTATACCCAACCAAGCTATAGGATTACCACCCAACGCCGCAAGTCCAGCGCTCATAGCAACTAATCCAGCCGAAAATGGCGTTCCAAGTAAAGCAATTCCGGCCATACCTATTAATCCAGGAACCATTATTACTAAAGCAAGCGAAGCAAGCATCAAGGCTCCTGCTCCAAGAAGAACATCAGTCGATGCCATAGATTTAATTCCAGCAGAAAGACCTTCCAAACCAGCTTTTACTTTTTCTCCATCTAATCTTTCAAGAAGTTTTGCTCCAAAAAATCCAGGTATCATTACTACCAATCCGAGAGACGCTGGTATGAGATTTAGTGCTCCAAACAATACGTCCATACCCTTCATCGATTTTAATCCAGCTGCTAAATTTTCTAGAAAATCTTTTAGTCCTTGTCCTGCTTTTTCTTTTATACCGTCAGAACTTTTTGCGGCTTCGGCGGTAGTCTTTGTTACGTCCCCGGCTCCAACCGTTGAGGGGGTTGCTGTAGTCGGAGGTGCGGGTGGTCCTTGTATTTCGGCTGTGGCTCCTTTTCCAAAACTAAATTTTTCTTTTAATTTATCAAATCCAGATTTTAAAGATTCTCCGATGCCGCCAGCCGATCCACCCTCTTTATTCCACATCGATACTATTGTCTTCTTGGCAGCCGATGCTCCTTCTGTAAATCCGCTCCAAAGATTTTTCCAAGTTTGTACTTTAAATAAAGAAGCAAATCCACTTCCTATAGCAGAAAATACTGACCCTATGCTTCCCAACAACCCCACCACCCCCGCTTTTCCAAAAAAAGCAAGTAACAATATTCCAGATCCTATTCCCAAAATCCAAGTAATTGTGGTTTTTATAGCTTCTCCGAACGATCCCATTCCATCTACCATACCAGATATAAAATCAATAATAGATCCAAATATTTCTCCTAATATTTTTAACGGAGACAAAAGTCCTTTTAATACAAACGCAACAACTTTTAATAGAGGAACAAGAAGTTTTGCAAGAGGAGTTATAATTGGTTCAAGTATTTCGGCAAAAGCCAGTTTCATCGCATCCAATAGATTGTTAATATTGGTCATTGTACCTTGAATCTTTTGCTGCATCAATGCCTTTTCATTTTGTTTTACAAGGTCTTCAGAATCTAACTTTTCTTTTTCTTTTAACTTTTTGAGTTCAGCTTCTTGTGCTATGAGTATTTTTTTCTTGGTCTCATCCGTACCATTCATTATAGCTTCTCTTTGAGCATCAACAGCCATCATCTTGGTTAGATCTTTTAACTCCATACCAGCAGCTTTAGCTAAAGCTTCACGTTGGTATACGTTCATTCTGTTGAAGTCGCCCGCTCTTTTTACGGTTTCGAGGGTTGCTCTAGCCGAATCTTCTACTCTTCCTTCAAATGCATATTGTCTTGCTAATTGAAAGTTGATGTTCTTACCAAGCAATGCGCTAGCGTTTAATTCATCGTTTATACTTGAACTAAAATCAAGCATCTTTCTTTGAGACTCTACCATCTTGTTAAGTTCCATACCCATTGCTCTTGCAGCAATGGCCGACTTCATCAGTTTAGATGGGTTAGCCCCTAACATACTAAGTGTAGTTTCAGAAGAGTTTGCCACATCTTGCATTACCAACTTGAATGGAACGCCGGCTTTTTCAGATATACCAGCTCCAACTTTTACGACATTCATCGCCGCTTCTTGTGTAGCTCCACCAAGACCTTGGAAGTTAGCCAATACATTCGCGGTTGATTCTTCTGCTACTCCGAGATTAGCACTCAACAATGCTGTATTTTTTAGAGCTTCTTTAGATACCAACGATGTACGACCAAATACATCGGTAAGAGCCTTTGCTGATTTGTAAGCAGCTTCGATAGACACTCCCATAGAAGCAAACTGAGAATTGACAGCTTCTGCGTCTTTTCTTAATTCTTTCATCTGGTTTATGCTAAAACCAGTTGTCTTTCTAAATTCTTCAGCTGCTTTATCCAACGCAATAAAACGTTCTACTCCAAATCTCAAAAGTGCATCAAAAAGCATGAACGGTTTTGGTATTTTATTAGCCGTATTTAAGAAATTTTTTATAGATGTGTACTGATCTCCAAGAATTCCCAGTCTGGCATCTTCTTGTCGATTGATGTGTTGTAAGTATCCTCCCATCCATTTTTGTTGGACCATATCCTTTCTAGCCTGTTCGGCTTTAGCTTCATTTAATATGACCTGAGAGGCGACGTGACTATTATATACTTCGGTTCTTCTTCTTAAAAGACCATTTAGTTGATGTGAAGTATTTACGGACATTTCCGCACTGTCGTTTCCCTTACTGGTTGCTGCGTATTGCTCTTTAAAAGATTTTATCTTTTCTTTTTCAAGCTTTATCTGCTCTTTAATAGATTCTTTTTCAACTTGATCCGCTTTTCCTTGTCTTTCTTTTAATATTTCTATTGCTTTTTCAGAAGCCACTTTTTTCTGTAACAGAGCTATTCTCATATCAGTAACACTGATATTATCCAAATCCAGTGCCGTTTGAGCTTCTAATTGCTCTAATGTTTGTTGTCCACTTGCCCACAACGCTCTTTTTTTCTGCAACATTTCTACATCAGCCTCAACCAAGTGTCTACTCAATGTAACCGCATATTCTGCATGTTTATTAGACTTTTTAGAAAAATCATCTATCATCGATTGATTTACTAATTCGTCCGAAGCTATACTTTTTTTTGTTTGTTGAAAAGTATTAATTTCTTTGTTCAACTCTGCCAATTTGGCTTTACTGATTTTATTTCCATTTATTTGAGCATTTGCTATTTCTTGAACAGCAAATCGTGCTTTGATACTTCTTTCTTGAAAAGTTTCCATCAAGCTTTCTTGTTGCGCCAGCTCTTTAGTGGCTCCTTCCATATATCCCAATAATTTTCTGGCGCCCTCGGCTCCCCCTAAAATACCTTTAAGCAAAGTATTAGACCAGAATTTATTAGATTCCTTTGTAAATTTTGCTATATCCTCAGCGGATTTTGAGACATCCTGCATATGTCCTTGTACAGCTTTTGTAAAGTCTCTAAAGTCTTTAAAAGCTTCAGCGACATGCTCAGCCTCAGATTTCATGTCTTGCATGTGTATCAAAGCTTTAGCTAAGTCTTTAGGATCTATTTGATTGTCCGCCATTTATTTAAAAAATAGTTATATATAAATATTATAACTTATCCCTTTTTAGGTATGGACGGTCGAGATATTTTAGAGGGAGATCCCCCACCTTTTGATGCTTTTTTGTGAGCTTCTGCCTCTTCTTTTTTAGCTTCTACCAGCTTTTTTATATAAAATGTACGTAATCTTGTGGGCATATTATATACCCCATCTTGGGTAAATGCACCATTACTATAATAACACAGATCAAATATCTCGGAATGCATATTACTAACCACCTCTGGTTTCATTCCAAATATATCCAAATTTACATCCATTTTTGATGTCTTGGATTTGCTACACGATGGACATTGTATATATATTTCCTTGATAAATCCAGGAGTATATTTGTAGTAAAATTTCTTAAACTCTCTGTTATCTGCTACCCCAAGTTCATAATCATAAAACCTACTTATGTCATCTTTTTCTATTCCTTCTATTTCAAGTGTAAGATTTTTGATGAAAGATAACCATCCCAATTCATCGTGATATTTTTGTTCTTTGCAGTTTGGTAGTTTAAAATGAACTATCTTTTGACACACGGGAAATTTATATTTTAATTCGTTCTTTCCTTTTTCACATTTTGAGAAATCAAAAGGTATTGATCTAAAACCAAAGGATATATCTTGGTCAAATTCATGTTCGCAGTATTGACATGAAGTTTTTATTTTTGATCCAGCTCCATAATTTGCTATTCTAAGATTGAGCAATATGGTTTCATAATCACAATAAAGCAAGGTGTTGAGGTCTATTCCACCAACAACAACCTCGTTTAAAAATTCTTGTTCAAGTATTCCATATCTAGCAAAATTTGAGTTAGCAAGAAGCTCCTCTATCTTTGCTGTGATAGGGTATATTTTTACTTTGCCTTGAGATAATGGATGGTCAGAGGGATAGAAATAGCCCTCGGATGCCAGTTCTATTATCTCATAGTTTTGACTCACACATTATCGTTGATATTTGGCCAGAAGAAACTAGCTCCAAGTGGAACCATCATTCTTTCACCGTGTCCACAAGCAGGACATGTAAAGTCAAAATACAGATCCATGTCTGGTGTGTTTTCTCTGATATGACGACGTAGAGCCAAACTATCTTTAGCGATTAAGAAATTGTCTACAAAATTCTTGATTGTCATCTTGTCGGTAGCATTATCAACCGACTTTATGGTATATTTCAATCTGGTTGTAATTTCTGCGGTGTTCGCGTTTGTTCCCAATTTACTCAAAGCCTTTAGCTCTTGATCAATATCCGCTTCATCCTTGTGAGTGAGGAAAGACCATGTTATCGTCTTACCGCTGTTAGGAAGTGTATATGAAAACTTGTTTTCTCCCTTAGTAAATCCAGAAAGATCAATTGTCTTGAATTGAAGTTTGTTCAAATCAATGTCTATGTTTGATTCTGTTTCGCATGCTGGACACTTAATCTTGGTAGAATATATTTCACCATATGCGCTTTTTCTGGATTCAATAAACAGAGAATTCTTATCACCAATCAACAAGTCATTGAGAGTCACGTTTGGCGTAGCGATCAACGACTTCAAAAACTCGTCCAATACAATACCTTTCTTTAAGAAATTTGTATTGCTTAGAATATCTTCGTGGCGGGCAGTGACTTGATGTATTTCTATAGTTCCGCTTGAAAGAGGGCTGGTTGATGGGTAAAAATGTCCTTGGGATGGAAGATTTACCTTGATTGTAGGCAGTGAATTCTTCGATTGATCCATCATAGCTGGAAATGGTTTTGGTGCCATTGTACCAGTATTTTTAGCAACAGGTATATTTTGTTCCATAAGTTTTATAACATTTGTTTATTGTATATATACAACCCAAAAAACTTTTTGGTGTATATATCACTATTTTTATGAAACTTTTTATTTTTATATACTATCTACCCAAAGGCTTGTTTGCTCTCAATTTTGCGGCCTTTAGCTTTTCGATCCAACTTGCTCTTTGTATAGCTTTTTTGTCACCCGAAGACTTTTCAGCTTGAGCGATTTGTTGAAGTTCATCTTCTGGTGCTTCTTCTTGATCAAGCGGCTTTTCACTTGCCAAGATTTTTTTAATCTCATCAGATTTGTCTTTGATGAATTTTGGGTCTAAATTACGAGCTTGACCCGCTTCCGAGTCAGCTTTGAGTTGGTTTAATATATCATTATCAGAAGCATTAACATCCGTTGATAGTATTCTTTCTATCGCATCTCGCGTAGAAGCGTCTACAGCTTCACCTGTATTTTCTTCTGGTTCGTTTTTTGATGGCCTTCCCATATTCGGGTTTAGTCCCTTTTTGGTGTATGTCTTTACAGGAGTAGTTCTGTTTGGATTTTTTGCACCCAAAGCTCCCTTGGTACGATATTCTTCAATTTCTTCACGAATCATTGATAGTATTTCTTCTTTGATGTTTCCAACTTTTTGTGGGTTAGCTGGCTTCTGGACTTCAGGAAGTTTCTTGCCTTCTTCTTTTTCCTTTGGTTCTGATGTCGGTGTCAATGACTTTGAGTCGGCAACGTTTTCGGTGTGATCTGTTGACTCTTTTGTTTTCTTAAAGCCAGACAATCCCTTGTTTTCTTTAATAGCCATCACTTCTTCGGTGATTACTTTTAGTAATTCTTTTAGTTCCGATTTTTTCATATGATTTTACTTGTTGTATTTCTTTTGAATTTTTTCAATTTCCGTGGAATTTGTTCCAGCCGTTTGTTGAAGTTTTGCTTTTCTTCTAGCTAAGTCTTGTTTCTTTTTTAATACAGGAGCTTCTAACCTTTGTACTGTACCATCAATACTTCTTATTGAATTATTTATTTTATCTTGTTGAGTCTTTAAGTCGTCCAGTTTTGCTTGATCAACCGGCGATATTTTTACTACATCATCTTTTTTTTGTGGATCTTCTATATTTGCTTTAACGTTTCCTTTTTGATCTGTCGAAACAGAAGCGCTCATATCTACTTCATTCAACTTTCTAACAACGATTTCTCGTATGAGTTCTTTTAGTTCCGATTTTTTCATATGTATAAATATATCCCACTACCAATAAAAGATAATTATTTTAATCTCCGCTATATTGCAGCAATAGCACAGGTATATTGCTTATATATTATATAGCTTTAGCTATATTTTATTAAGCATATCTATTCTTTGTTGTTGAACAGGGCAATTGTAACCATATATACCGATTTTGGTCAAGATATATTAACGACGATTTTTTGACTTACGTTTTTCATTGATCGGCTCTGAATCTTCTTCCGAATCTTCACCGTCGTCGGTTATGCCGTGCATAGAAAGCAGTTCGTTTGCCAAATTTTTTATTTTCTTAGCAATTTCAATTTCTTCATTTTCGGCCGGATTGTCTGCGTCTGCTTCTTCATCTGCTTCAGCGATTGGTTCAGAATCTTCTTGTTCTGCGTCTTCTCCATCTTCTTTTTCTTCTTCACCATCAACCACGCCGTGCATAGCCAGCAGTTGATAAACAAGAGCTTGAATTTCTCTACCAATTTGAACTTCCTTCTTTTCTTCTGGATCAGAAAGATCGGTTTCGTCGTGATCTTCCATTTCTGCGTTCATTTCCATGATAGCTTCACGGATTAATTGCTTTAATCTAGATTTTTTAATTGTATTTTCATTCATAGGGGTGCCTGGTTCTGGAGCTTCTGGCTGAGGAGTTACTGTTTTTTTATTTGGACTCCAACCAGTTTTTTCTACTTTAAAGTTAATAGCCTTGTTGTCATCTTTGACATCGTCGGGGTTTTGTGCCGATCCTTCGATATAAAGATCCACACCTTCTTCGTTCTTGATGTGAATTCGTACTTTACCAGGAGATGTTTGTTCTACGCTTTCTATTTCATCTGCTCCAAAGTATTGATTACCATTGTTTGAATTTCCTTTGAGTGGTTGGAATGATTCATAGTCCCATTCATCTCCAAATTTAGCCATATATCCAAAATGAGCTTTTTTATCGTTCGTGAGGACACATACATCATACATACCACCTTCCGAGGTAGATGCGTATTGACTATTGCGTTCAATTACAGTTTTGGTGTTTGCTTGATTGATCTGTGCACCAGAAGTTCCCATTGCTTCTTGGACTGCTTCTCTTATTATATTTCTAAGTTGTGTTTTTTTCATAATAGTATTTTTAGTGAATTAATAGATAGGTTCCTTTGACATCTCCGCGGCTTGCACTTACATCGCCGTCTCCAGGCCGAACGATAACATTATATTTGTTTTCTTCGTCTGATTTTGGAGTATCGAGCATTTCATCGTATGTAAGAACGCTTTCAACAGGAACATTGTATTTTGATGCCAAATCCTTCTTGAATGAATTAAGAGCATCTTCGTCCTTGAATTGAATACGGTTCTTCTCGTCACGAACCGCTTTTCCGTTTTCGTCCTTCATAATATACTTGTCAAACATCGGTTTTGGTATTACCGTTGAATGCTTAGTTTTTTCGAAGTCTATTTGTTTTTCTTGATCTGGAGTGGCTCCCATAGAAAAGTTCATCTTAAAATTCTTTGGTTTATCACTTTGAGCAACACCTGCCATTTTTGTGTAAGCATAAAACTCAACGTCTGGAAAATTGCGAGCTATTTCAAAAGCTAGATTTAGATATTCTGGACTAAAGAAATCACCGGCGTCATGCCATCTAACTAATATTTTCTTTTTCTTCTTCAGTGCTGATCCGGCCTTAGATTTCAACTCAGATTCAAATTGAGCCTTGAACCCTTGAGGATCGTTAATCAAATAGTTCAATAAACGAGTTTGAGACATAGACACGTCTTTCCATTGAACATATCCACCTTTCATAGCATAACAATATATCTTACATTTTCCCGCTCCTGGACACGTATCAACAACAATGAACTCGTCGGTCTTTTCGTTAACAGCCAGTCCTTTTAGCGCCGGAAGTCCAATATCAAAAAATATGGTATCTGGTCCTGCGCTCTTTGCCATCTTGGCGTTTTGTTTAAGAATTTGAGATGGACGGGTTTTGATGGCGGCTTTTAACTTGTCTTGATCATAGGTTCTGCCAGCCTCGTTTTTAATTTCTATGTTACTTCCGTGGATATATGGTAGATTATATTTGTCACCTTTTTCTTTGGTTTTATTTTTAATACGATCCATATATGCCTGCATTTCTTCTGGAGAAAGCGGTTTTGTTCTTGCGCCAAGAAAATCTCCGTCAGCTTCATCGACGGATCCCTTGACAAATTGATCAAGGGTCATCACAGAATCAGAACTTATTCCAGAAGGAAGCGTTTGTTCATACATCACTTCCAATATAGACTCTGATATGATCTTCTTTAGTTCTGATTTTTTCATAATTAGATATTAATCCCAAGTATCCGTTGTATAAACTATTCCAATTTCTGGATATATATGAATGTGTTTTGATCCAGATGCATCTATAGCTATTCTATAAAGTTTTTTTCCTTTTGTTTTTTGTTCCAGGCCTTGTGCTATAAAAGATTCCATTGAAAAATCATCAAAATATTTCCAATTATCCACGTCAAGTTCTTTACCTTTATATACAGCACGAGAAACTTTATCGTCGTCACCTATGGTGAAACTTGTTCCGTCCGGCCAATCATGATTAGTAACTTTTTCCGACAATATTTGTTCAACTATTTCTTTTATCAACATTTTTAGCTCTGATTTTTTCATAGTGTTTTCTTTAAGGTTAATTCTTCTGGCGTAATCTTCTGCTGCCTTAGTTGATGTGTCTATTATGTTCTTGATATATTGTTCTCTCTTTTTTGGGTCACGTTCTTTCAAGAATATATCATCATACGCAAGATCGTTCAAACTAGCTTCTAATTGACCGATTTTGAAAAGATATTTTGGTGAGTTGTCCATATTACCACTTTCTGCAACTCCAGTAGCGTGCTTTCCACCTTGGACCAGGATTTTTGCAATTATGTCTTGCTCTAAAACTCTTGCGACGTTTTGGATTGCTCTTCTTAATGCGCATCTTCTTGTCTCCAAAATTAACTTTTACAACCTTGCCGTTTGGTTTTCTGACATATACCTTGAATTTCTTAACGTCGCCCCTCATTGGCTTTCCAAGTTTTACTTTGCGACCGCGATATTCCGCTTCTTTAATCACATCTGCTTCATACATCTGGTCTCCATATACTTCATAAAATGAATCTCCTTCGCAAGTGTGCTCTCCACCTTCTGGGACCAATTTCCAGTTTGTCTTGCGATAACATTCTTCATAAACTTCGTCGGTACCTTCTTGCATAGCAGCTTCATAACATTCCCAGCACTCATCTTGCATCTGGTTCTGTTCGTTGTACATCTCTTCTACCATTTCTTTAATTATATTCTTTAGTTGTTCTTCTTTCATAAGTGTTTCCTCATTCTTTTTTCTGCCTTGGCAATGTGCTCTTTGACTAAATCCTTTTGGATGGCTGCAATCAATGCTACGCTTATATTTTTTACTCCATTTTTCATCAAGTTGTATAACGCCTTCCGACTTAGTTCCCCAATTCTTTGCTCCTTTTTTACGGCATTTTACCAATGCACCACTGGCATATGCACTTGGCCATACCTTATAACGAGCCTTAACTTTGTAATAACAAGCGTCTTTTTTCTTTTTTCTTTTTTTACGTTTTTTCTTTTTCTTGCGTTCGTCCAAAATTATCTCGTACATCAAATTTTCATCCAATTCATCTTCTTCGTAAATTGTGTCGCCGCAATAAGGACATTTTTCTTCTACAATCTCTTGTTCTCCTTTAATTGCATCTAACAACGCACGAGCTACAACACGATCCTTTTCTTTTTCATCGTCGTTTAGCTGGTCATACTCCAAATTCATCAGTTTGCTTCTTTGTTGTATCTTGCTATTCAATTTACCAGATTGACGTAGTTTTTCAGTATCATCAAACTGATCTGGATTTTCAACAAACTTTTTTGCTGTAACATTCCATCCTTTGTGAACCTCATTAGCAATTTCTTCAATGTCAGTAACACCCATATCAATTGCTTTTTTGGCGTATGTTGCAGACATTATATTGGCTTGCCAACCAAAATTATTACCCGGTTCACTGAGAACATATTTATACTTTTGATGCAATGCTTCATCGCTAATGGTTGCCAATTGTTCAATAGACAAATTGGAAGATTCTGTTATAGATTCTTCCGTTTTCTTTTTACAACTGTCTGGTGCACCAGCAGGTACACCTTGTACTCTAGTATACCCTTGCCAGCATTTTAATTCATCCATCTGATCAGATTCTGTTCTTACATTCTTTGCTTTTCCGCTGCGGTCTGGATCTGGATCTTCTCGACGTTTTCTGCGAGCGGCAGTGGCTCTTGCTTTTTTTCCCATGCCTTGAGCCGACTTTAATGGACGACACTTTGGTTTTCCTTCACTTGGCTTTTCTCTGGCACACTTACCACGTATTTTACCGTCTGGTCCAAATCGTACCCACTTTTCTTTAAACCAGTTGTGTAGGTTTTCGTCTAAGTCTAGAATCTGTTTTTCGAAAGAGTCCATTTTAAGATATATATAAATATAGTCTTAACATATAAAAAAATAAAAAATCCCCTCGGTTGAGGGGATTTTTATTAGAAGAGAAAAACAATATAATTCTTAGTATTCCAACACACAATAATCCATAGACAGTGTGATGCTGACCATCAACGGATCTCCACCATTGGCCCAATCAAGAGCCGTGGTGTTGAAGTCGACCTGGTTTGGAAACGCTCCATATAAAGACCATCTTTCAACCTTGTCACCAACAGGTCCAAGAACGTCGATCTGAACAGTTTTCTTATAAAAGTCAGCGTATCCGTTACGACCGGTGACTGATTCGTGAGCTAGACGAACCCATTCCATTGCGGCTTGTGCAGCCGAAGGAACGATTGGGTCGTATAGCTGAATGGTGATGTCCTGCCATTCGCTCTTACCCTTGAGCTTGCGCTTCAAGTTGATATGGTCAAGAGTGATTGGATTGTTGTTGATGTTCGGACGGCCAGCGGCCTTGATAAGATAAGCCGGAATACCGTCAATGTTTAGAATGAAGCGGTTGGCTACCTTTGGTTCGAACGCCGTAAAAAATATTTCGTTTGATGCGAGTAGTTCTGCCATAGTTGTGTTAGGTTGATTGTTTTTCTCTAGTTATAAATATACAGAAAAGTATAAAAATGAACAAAATATATTCAAATATTTGATAGTTTTTATAAGACCAAATAACTGTGATTTACTTTGACTTTTCATCTTTCCTATACAATAATAAGTATAGAAAAATTAGAAAAAAATAACATTTTATGAAGACGCCGCTTGCTACATACAACATGGAAACAAATGAATCCAATTGTGGAGATTATAAAAACGTTATATGGGCCGCAATTCTTGATCGTAGATACAAATGTGAAATTCAACGTATAGAACCATATAAAGGAGAGCTTCTTGTTTTTGATAGTCAAGAAAATGACAAACTGGTGCACGAGTTGAAATTGCCTATATCATATAACGCACAGTTCGGGCCAGACATTGTTGATGTGGCGGAATGGCAAGACATCATCATTCAAGCCATCGATAGTAAAAACAAATAGCAATATGAAACTTAGATTCATGCATGGCGAAAGTTATGTCACATATTGTGGCAAAGGCGAATATGTGATCGATACAAGCAAGTTTCCTGAACTTGACGGTAAGAGTGAAGAAGAAGTTGTAAAATGGTTATATGAAAATCAAGAAAGCGTCGCGGTCAACACCGAATATACAGACGACGATCCAAACAAGCATGTATATAATAATTACGACGTTACATACGAAATTGTTCCGTTGGAAAAGGGAGACGCCGAAACCGCTACTTTATATGATTATACCAGCGACTCGTCTGTGATTTGGGACAAGATAAAAAACGAAGAAGATTATTTTCGATTCATGTACGACATTGATAAGCGAAAAATGAGTTCGGAAGAATTGCTTGACGAAATTAAGAAAAACGAAGAAGAACGAATCAAAAACGGACTTTATAACATTTAGAGCTTCTCAATAAAAACTTCCAGATGATCTTTGCATATTCCCACATAAGGATTTTTGTTGGACTTCGGTAATCCTTTCTTGGAACTATATTCGCACTGCGTCCTGCGACCAGCGTGCATGTTTTTCTGTAATGCTTTTGCGTATTCGTCAAATGGCGAAAGAGTCCAACCGCCCTTCTGCTTCAGCACACCAGACGGTCCGAGATAGCAGGTCAAATGATGCCAAATATTTCCTTTGTACTCAAAGATTCTGGGTGAAGGCTTTTGGACCAACACCCACTTGGGCTTATCTCCGTGATTTGTTTCCCAGTCAAGGTGGTGCTCTTCCAACTTTGTGTCATATTCAGGGTCTTCATATTCAGGATGTTTCTTCTGATGAAAATACCATTCTTTGGTAGGAATGCTCCAATGCTTTCCTGTGCTGGAAAAATATTCGTGCTCAGGATGATTTTCATCAATGACGTTTCCTTTAACGTCTTTCAAGTAAATAAACTTGGTGCCGATTGACCAAGGATAGTTTGTCCACAATCCGCCGCTGAGAAGAAAAAACTCATAATGCGGCCAAACAAACGCATAAAAGCCGCGCTTGGCGGGAGGAGAATGATAGCCGTCATCGTTTGGATCATACCCCCTTTGGTTGACTGAACTCAGTCCGCCAAATCGAGCAAACTTGATATTCTTTAGCATACGGACATATTATCACGATGATATATTATGTCAAGATGTTTTTATTTGTTCTTTATTTGTGCCAAGACCATTTTTTTGACAATTTCTGAAATTTTCTTTTTGAACTTTTCTTCTGGTTCGTTTGGACTCGCAGAACCATCCGCAAAATCTCCAGGACCATAAATGTAAAGATCAGAAGGAATCTTTCCCGCCAATTGATTTTTTACAGCGTCTGTATTAACTTTTGAATCGTCATAAAAATGAATTTCTTCTGGTGGAACGTCTTTACCAGAAATAAATTTGTTTTCTATTTCTTTTCCTTTATTTTTTCCGCTAACACCAACAACGCCAGAGTTTGGCGCAGCTCCTTGAGCAGACAAAAATTGTTTAATGTCTTTTTCGTTCGTTACAGATATTTTAGATCCATCTAACCCAATAGCATCTCCACTACCCTGTCTAGCTGTCATGACCGCTGTTTTTGCCCCCGCCGCATTTAAGATTTTTAATTTATTTATTGTTTGTTTGATTGGTTTTGTTGTATCAATTTTTATACTTGAAGACGGAGTAAAATCTAATAGAGCGAACTGTCCTTTATCTGGAACTTTTGGAAGCGCACCGTCCGATTTATACACTATGTGTTTGATGTTTGGATTGTTTTGTATCTTTGCCAAACCAGAAGAATCTAAATAAAACATAGCACCGTTTATGTTCGGTACCATTACAATAGCATCTTTTTCATTACTGTTCATTAAATGTTTTTCTAGCCCATTAGATTTTATCCATTGCCTGGCTGAATTTATATCTTTGTGAGCAGGCATTCCATCCATATACATCATGATTCCGCTTGGGTTTTTTGTTATTCCCAAAGTGTCATCAAAATCAAAAACGTGAACTTGATCTTTTGGAGATGTATCTTCTCTCAAAGTTTCTTTAACGCTCATCTTATCGTCGTAAATGGTTGCTATAGTATCTTTTAGTTTATCCAACTTGCCCTTTGCTCTTAGTATCTTGAATACAATATTTTCTTCACTTAGTTCGCCGCCCTTATCTAATCCTGCTTGGCGAAACTTGTATATCTTGTCAAGTAAATCTTTTAGCGGCTTTTCGCTGTCTGCATCCATCAAGTCATCTATCTTCTTTGAGTACTCTTTATACTTCTTTTTTATAAGAGCCTTATTGAAATTTGGACTTTCTTTCTTTGGTTCTTTTATCCATTCGTTTCGTAGAACACTATACTCAGAAGCTGATACAGCTTCGTGAGCAACATCTTGAACATATAATTCAACATCAAAGTTTTTCATCACAATGTCGTGCTTGCTATTCCAACCCGTTTTAATCGCATCAAACATAGCCTGTGCATCTTCTTTGCTCATATCAAGTTTGGAAAAATCGGTTGATATATGCATATCAATATCTGAATATGGCGTCCAATTATAATTGGTAATAGAACCAATAAGAAGTATGTCATCAATTTTGATGTTTATATCTTGGTTCTTTTTTAGATCCTGCACAAAGTCCATGGCAATCTTGATAAGTGATTTTCGCACTTCATCATCAAGTCTAGCGCCATCTTCATTGATGTTCCATATAGGAGCAAGTTTGTCGTTGTATAATGGGTAGTTCATCGGCCACTCCTAGCATTATTAATATTAATCCACTTTATAATTTCATTTCTTATTACTTCCGCAATATCTTCAATGTATGCAGAAGCTTCAACGTCTGCCGCGGTTAAATTTTTATGTTTATGAATTATAACATTATTATCTAATAATACTTTTGCAAACGCTTTTGATGCATGCTCCAGCTCCAGCATGTCAGATATTTCTATCTGTTCTTTTAACAACAAAGATTTTAATTTTATTTTTTTCATTTTACCTTTGTGTCAAAATCTCTTTTGGTTTGTTCTGGGTTTTTATAGAGAATGGCTATTCTGTGCAATTTTTCATTGTTCCAAGCTGTTATATTAACCGGAGTATCATCAATCAAAACGTGTCTGACTTCTGGATCTCCATGATCAATTATATCATTTGGTTTTTCGATTCCTTTTTTTGCTATGATAACTCGAACGGTCGAATCCACGTGCTTTCTTATCCACGCTTCTTTTTGTTCTTTTATGTCATTTCCTTGACCGGCACTCAAAATGACAGGCGGAAATGTGGTTGATTTTAATTTTATAAAATTCCATAATTTACGATAATCTACCAATGGTTCTAAATTAAACCAAAATTCTGGATACTTTTTCTTTTTTGTTACTGGATCCTTTTGATTCACAACGTCCCAAAAGGTATTTTTGCCGTGTTGTGCTTCGTATTCTTTTGGTCCAAGACCACCAGAAATGGCTCTAAATCCCTTGTCCATATCTACAAGCACTCCGTCCATATCACAATATATTTGAATTTTTAAGTTTGGTGTTTCTTCCGCTTCTTGTAGTAGATTTTTTAACAACATAGGCATATGTTATAAATATACAGATGTAATAAAAAAGACCCACCTTTTGGGTGGGTCTTTGAATTAAGACTTTATTATATCTTAGGCGCCAGGAAACGCTGCACCAGTTGGAAGAACGTTGAAGTCCAATACAATGAACTCAGCGGTCTTTGTTGGTTGTAGATAGATCTGTCCGTATAGGATGTTTCTGTCTACAATGTCTGGTGTGTTGTTCGTGTCATCCATAACAACCTTGAAGGCGTATAGACCAGAGCGTTGTTGAACGCTGTCCAAGTATGGATTGACGATGTTCAAGAAGCGTTGGCGTGTCGAAGCGACGTTTTGTTCGAACACCAAGTATCTTGAAGAAGAAGCGATGAACTTCTTCAAAGCGATCAACAGACGACGAACGTTGATACGATCCAGAGCGGAAGGCTGACGTTGTAATGTCTTTTGACCCCATGCTACGATACCTTGGCCAGGGAATGCTGCGATTGGATTTACCTTACCTTCGTACAGCGTGTCACGTTCTTGATGTGTCAAGCGATCCATCACTTGTACTGCGGCTGGGATACCACCACGGTTTAGACCTGCTGGAGCGAACCATTCTGCCGCGACTTGGTCGTTAGCAGCGAATACGCTCATCATGACAACCGAAGGAGGAACAGGTATTACTCTGTTACTATTGGTGTCAACGATCTTTACCCAAGGATAGTAAGTAGCGGAATAGTTTGTATCAAACTGTGCCGCAAGCGATACTACGTTTTGAATAGCAGCCGCTCCAGCTGTTTGATTTGGAGCGATGTCCATGATGTAGAAGGCGTCACCACGGTTTTCACATACTTCTTGTGTCAATGACACGACGTATGGGTTATACTGGTAGTTGATACCAGGAGTTGTGATGAGGTTGAAGTCAAACTCGTCGGCGTTGCTTAGAGCTGCCAGAGCTTGTCTATATCCGTATGAACCAGCCGTTGTGTTGGTTGAGCAATTCAAACCTTGTTGGTTGGTTGGAATAATGTCGTTTCCAACCAAGATAGGAACGGATGGTGATTGACCATCAAATCCAGCTTGGAATCCAAGAACGAAACGACGTTTCTTTACATTGGTAGCTTCTTGTGAAGATACATACAATGGAGACAATCCGCAATTATCTTCCAAGCTAAATTCAACGTTGAGACCAACGTCTGCTCCAACTGGAACCGGTGCGAAGTATTGTCTATTGTCTAGTTCGGCGCCTTCTGCCGTACCCATTGGGTATAGAGCCTTCAGTTCAGCGTCAGCGGTTGCTGGAGCGGGTTGGAAGGTGATACCAGATGCGTAACGACCAGGCTGTGCCGAGTAGATAGACGCACTGCAATATTGCAGTGCTGGAATCTTACCTAAGCGGGCATAATCTCCACCGATTGGAGTAGCGTATGCTCCGAATCCGAACGGAATAGAATCTGTTGGATATGGGGCGGTTGCCATTTCAATGCGGATATACTTGCTGACGTTGTTATAGTCACCAAACGATAGAATCTTACCGTTATAATCGATATATCCATAAACATCACCGATACGACGAGCGACAAAGTTTGCGCTGTTTGGATCTAGATTCAAGTTATCGAAACGTTCCAAGTAGTTTGGTTTTGCGTCTGTGTCGGAGAAGGCACGAACTGCAAGTGTGAATGTACCATACTTGCTGCCTGGGATTGATCCAGCGGACTTGACGTTGCTGACTTCAATCTTGTAAGCGGTGTTCATGTTTGTACCGTCAGACAATGTATGAACCTTGAATAGGTCATAAGTTGCTGGAGAAGGATCTCCAACCGAACCACTGAATGGAGCCACTTTTTGTGATTTGATCCATGTGGTTTCTGCCTGACGTAGAGCGAAGACAGAATCACCAACGTCTGGCGTTACTCCGTCGTCAAAATCCATAGCATTACGTGTAGTAATTTGAATCTTCCAACTACCGGATGTTACGATTTCACTCACGATTTCAGCTGCTCTGCTGTCGAAGTTTTTGTAAGTATAAGCAGCTTCAATTTTTTGACCAGCGGCTACAGGTACAAATCCAGCGTATGGATCTTTACCAAACACCGATGTAATATATGAACTTGCTTCTGGATCAATTGAGAATTCATATGTTCCATAAGATGAAGAGACATATACTCCGAGGTCTGTATCAAAATATGATTGAGTAAGTCCTAGTCTAAAATCGGTTCCGACTACGGATGGATCCTTTGCAGCCAATACGGATCCACTAAAACCATATAGATTTTGTCCGGTGTCATACGCCGTGTTTGCTAGAACAGCTAGAACAACTTCGTCACGGCCTGGGGCCAACGAGGCGGTTCCACAACCGTCTTCTTCAGATACTGTGTCTGCTGACCAACTACTAACATCAAAACTACCGTATTTACCAGTAATTTTTCCGTTTAGATAGTATGTGTATCCACAAGTTCCGACTGGTCCCTGCCATATAGATCCAGAGAATACTAACGCGTCAGCTGGGTCGTGTGGTAACAATGAATTAGACAACGATGCTGTAAAACTTCCTGTTTGAGTGTACCAAGCAGATCCAGTGACGTTGTTGATTGTTGTTTGAACTGTTCCGACGTTCTGTGTAGAACCAGAATATTCTCCACTGGTAAATGTGACGTTCAAAGAGCTTGTCAACATCCATCCGCTATAAGTTCCTGGAGATCCAGAACCACTGACAACAGCTTTTGCTGTTGTTCCAGTCAACGATCCGCTTTCTGTGAAGCGTTCATATTCACCTGGAATAGCGCTAATGATGAGTGCTTGTTTTTGTTCGTATCCGGTCAAACCACCCACGCGGCAGATGGTCACTTGACCTTGCTGACGAATGTATTGTTGAGCCGTATAAGGTCCATAAAGGACGCCATCTGGATCACCAAAGATACTGGTGAGGTCAGCCTCGCTTGTTACTACCGTAGGTGAAAAGCCAGGTCCCTTTGGGAATGGAGCAACGACGACGCCGCCGATTGCTGCTACTCCCTGTGCGAGGAACGACTGGTCAATTTCACGGGTGAAAACGCCTGGGCTGACGATGCGCTCACTTGGTTGGAATGTACCGTTTTGTTCTAATGCCATATGTTATTTCTCCTATAAATTTAGACGTATATAAAGTCTTGAATATAAATATGGTAAAAATATTCAAAACCACTAAAATATAGGAAAAAGTAATTCCTCTCAATACTTAGGATGCATATAGTTTTTATAAAAACTATTATATTTATGTTTTATTTTTTTGGAGTAAAAACCCCCGAATTTGGGTCTACGGTACCTTCTCCATATTTTTCAAGTATTCTTTGAAGTAGGGCCTTTTCAGCTTTTTCTGTAATCTCCAACTCTTCTTGTACTCGTCTCTCGTTGTTGTCTAATTCTCTTTTTTGTAAATAAAGTTGGCCAAACGCAGTCGTTATTTTTTCATACGATTCACGAATGTCTGACAATTCTTTCATCTCTGAATCAGAGAATTTTATTTGAGACGGAGTTTGATTAGGTTTATTTGGTATTTCCATAAATTATTAAGCGAGTTTAGCAACTTGATTTGTAACCAGCCCTATTGTTTGGGGAGGGGTGTTTAGGGAAGGAGGAATACCAAGCACAACGTTGTTTTCTTTTTCAAATTTCAAAGCGGAAGCATAATAATCATGCCACAGCTCGCTAACCACAGGATTTTCATGTGCTTTATATTCCATGTTTTGAGGAAATGGGTGCCATGGTTGTGTAGACATTTTGGTATAATGAACCAATCGAGTCTTTTCCGAATCATATCCCTTACCATCTAAGCAATTATAAATTTCGTCTAATTTTCCGATGCCGTCGTTTTGTTCAACCATTACACGATATCCTTTTTGCTGCTTTCCGCTTGGCTTCATCGTTGAAATTTTTGGCCACCAATCTACGTTAAATTTTTCTGCGTCCATCAACATAACATCTGTTCTTTCGTTTTTAATGGTTAGAACCATCTTACCGTTCATTGGAAGTTCCCACATTTGTTTAATATCCTTGGTAACAATTTCGTCTACTTCTAAATAAATTCCTCTACCTTTAAACCCACATAGTTCTGGAACACACCATCTAAAAGCAGAAAAATTTGTTTTCCAACCTTCTCCAGACGCCTGTTTTCTATGATCTCTCTTTTTGTTCCAGCCGTCCCATAAACTATTCGGATATACGTCGGTCATCCAGTTTATTTCGACTGGAGCTGTTGATGTATTTATTATGCTCCAATGAAGAGCTTTTTCTGCTTTTTGATTTCCCGGTTCGCTTCCGATAAATATTTTGATTCGGTTTTCTGTGTTCATAAACTTTTTGTTATAATGCTTTTGTTTTTATTAATATCGATCCGTCGTTTGGTAGCATCGAACAAACGACATCAAAATTTATTGAATTTTTATTTGTATAATCTTTAAATGCTTTAAATGATTTGGTTTCAAACAGGTTTAATTTTTTATTTTTTAAAGAATATTTTCCATAATTTTTTTCTACATCGTATGGAACCAAAAATTCTTCAAACAAAATATATGGATTATATGTTTTTATTATATCACTCAAAGAATTTAAAATATATTTTGTTTCTTCATAAGAAGTTTTGCCGAGATGTATCAATTTTATTTTACTTTTATCATCGATTGAGTTTAGTGATTCTAACAAAGTATCACCGGAAAAGCCTTTCTGCGATTTTATATTTTTATAACAATCTGTCCAATGAAAAAATTCACCATCCGTGCTCAAAATATAAGAAGCGTTTTCTCCATTAAAAACATGATATACATGGTCATTGTGAAATTTATGGAAATAACTAATAGCATCATAATTCACCGAGTCGGTCAGAATACTGAATATTATTGAATTTTTTTCAATCGATTCAGCGGATTTTTTCCAAATAGAAATTTTATTTTTTCTATCATTTTCGCTCATTTTGAGATCCAACAAATATTTTTTTACTTTTTTATAAAATTGATCGTTATCCGATTTTTTATTAAAAGTGGGCAAAATTTCTGATTTTAGTGTAAGTTCTATTATTTGTTCGGTTTCCATATATCAAACTTTTTCTGGAACATTTATAAGAGGATATTTAGCATATGTTTCTAAGAATTTAGATGCCGCGTCTTCTTTTTTTACTTGTTTACTTAGCCACCAATTTACCCATTTGTTTCTGGCTTCTTTGTTTATTCTCATGGGGTCGTTTAATACAGTTTCCCAAGAAGTTGGTTCTTGAAAAATATCCAAACCGTTAAACCAGCTTTGTCCTAGAGCAACAACTGGCGATTCTGTTATTACCAATTCATTTGTAACGCTAGATTGTCCCACGATATGATATTTTGCGTGGGCTATTAATTTTGCATTAATATCTTTAATAAATTTTCCACCTGTGACCCGTGGATCGCTTAAATGTTTTTCGTGGTGCAAATAAAAATGGTCAACTTTAACATCGGCAACATTCAATCTAGACCAGTCGGCCAACGCCGGTCCTCCCTTGATCACAGGAGTTAAGCCGGCCTGTCTAACAGCCTCGGCACATCTATTAAGCCAAAGCGTGACTTCTGTTCTTACTTCAGATCCTTTTTTAAAATCCGGTTTCAAAAGATCCATTGAATATTGTGGCCATATCACAACATATTGACCCGAAACCAATCCGTTCACAGGCGCTTCATTCTTATATTTGTTAATTTTATCTAAAAAGTTTTTTCTATATTCTTGAATATAATCTGGAGCGGTTGACCAATCTAACTTGTCTGATATATTTGGCCAGTCAACTAGAATACTACTTTCTCCTTTTGGACCATATGTGTCTACCATATAACTTTCATAGTGCCCAAAATATCCAAAGTCAAAAGCGAATGTTTTTATATTCATTTCGTGGGCTTGTTTTATGATTCCATTATCAACCCAACCCTTTCCAAACAATCGATGGTGTTCGTCTCTTCTTACCAACACGTCCGTTTTAAATTTTCCTGCTTTTAAAGCGTCTATAGTTCTTTGTGCAGTAAAATCTTTATAAAAATTATCTAGCATAGACACTAGATACATTTTACAATTTGGAGCTTTTAATGTGACTGATTCCAAAACAATTTGTCTGGCTTTTGGTTCGTATAGCTCTTTATCATTCCAAAATAAAAACTTGATAGGATTTTGTTCGCTCATATTTTGATATATATGAGAATTTTTAGAAAAAAATAGTGCTAAAACTTAATATATTAGCCACCAGACGGTGGTGTATCCGACGCCGTTCCTGAAGGAGACGGCGACTCAGAGAATGTAGGTGAATCAGAGAATGTAGGAGACTCGGACATTGTTGGCGACTCGGACATTGTTGGCGACTCGGACATTGTTGGAGACTCAGACGGAGAATTAGACACCGTTGGAGACTCAGACGGAGAATTAGACACCGTTGGAGACTCAGACGGAGAATTAGACACCGTTGGAGACGCAGACGGAGACGAAGAAGGTGAAGGTGATGCTACTGTCGGAGATGATGTTGGAGATGTAGTTGGAGAATCAGAATATGTAGCAGAATCGGAAAACGTGGGAGATTCGGATACGCTATCAACAAAATTGATATCTTTAAAAATTTCTCTTAAATCTTGTCCATTTTTTGTGAACTTGGTTATGATTGGAGACCATTGAGTTGGATTTATAGCTGGTTCGTATCTATCAGAAAGATCTTGTGTATTAACTTTAAAATTTACGTTGGCAGTGGCCGACGAAGTTCTTGGCTTGAAGATGTTATCTAAATCTGTGGCTCCTACTTTAAAACCGCTTGGCATATAATTTATCCTTTGATATTAGAATTGTTTTTCAACTCTTCAATTTCTTTCTTTAAAGATTTGATAGCGTTCAATAGAATTGGGAAAAGTTTATCGTATGAAATCGTGTTGTATGTTATACCATCGGGTGATGTAGAAGGCTGTTGAACCATAGCGAATGGCCATGCCGCCCCAACTTCTTGAGCGATAAGACCTGTATCAATCACGTTATGCTTCTTTGCCATATATTCATCCATCTTCAACACTTCATCATTCCATCTAAATGTGTATCCGTCAAGATTATTAATGACTTCCCAAACTTTTTGTTCTGGAATTGTTATAACATCTTTCTTTAACCTTGCGTCAGAATATGTCGATGTTATTGTACCAGTTGCGACAATGTTGCCAGTGACGTGAATTACTTCAGCCGGGCCTGTATTACCAAATCCTATCTTACCAGCTGTTTCAAACATTACGGCACTGTTGATTACGTTGGTTGCCGAACTAAATTTAGCGATATACCCAGACGTGCCAGAGTTAGCCACCGATGTACCAGACGATCCAGAAGATCCAGAAGATCCACTAGTTCCGCTTGTGCCCGAAGAACCACTCGTTCCAGACGATCCAGAAGTGCCTCTTGTTCCAGATGTGCCAGACGTACCATTTGTGCCCGATGTACCACTGGTTCCAGATGTTCCACTACTTCCGCTGGTTCCGTTTGTACCAGAAGTACCATTTGTACCGCTTGTACCACTGCTTCCACTTGTTCCACTACTACCGCTTGTTCCACTACTTCCGCTTGTTCCACTACTACCAGATGTTCCAGAAGTTCCGCTTGAACCTGAGGTTCCTGAGCTTCCAGACGTACCTCTTGTACCACTGGTTCCGTTAGTTCCAGAAGTACCGTTGGTTCCAGATGTTCCAGAGGTACCAGATGTACCAGAGCTTCCTGAAGTACCATTAGTTCCCGACGTACCATTGGTCCCAGATGTTCCAGAACTTCCTGAAGAACCACTTGTTCCAGAAGATCCAGACGTTCCGCTTGTTCCAGAAGAGCCAGATGTACCGGACGTACCACTGCTTCCACTGGTTCCTGAGCTTCCAGATGTACCTCTTGTACCACTGGTTCCGTTAGTTCCTGACGTACCGTTAGTGCCAGAAGTTCCGCTAGTTCCGCTTGACCCTGATGTTCCAGAAGATCCGCTTGTACCATTAGTACCTGATGTTCCATTAGTTCCAGATGTTCCCGACGAACCAGAAGTTCCAGAAGTTCCACTACTTCCACTTGTGCCTGACGACCCAGAAGTTCCAGATGTTCCCGACGAACCAGAAGTTCCACTGCTTCCACTTGTACCAGAAGTTCCTCTGGTTCCTGATGTACCGTTCGTACCCGAAGTTCCGGATGTTCCGTTAGTACCACTTGTTCCAGACGTTCCACTCGAACCGCTTGATCCTGATGTCCCAGAAGATCCACTTGTTCCAGAAGTTCCGTTTGTACCCGAAGTTCCTGAACTACCACTGGATCCACTTGATCCTGAAGTACCACTACTTCCACTTGTTCCAGAGCTTCCAGACGTTCCTCTTGTGCCTGAAGTACCATTTGTACCAGATGTTCCCGATGTTCCGTTTGTTCCTGAAGTACCACTGGTTCCGCTTGAACCATTTGTACCAGATGTTCCACTTGTACCATTAGTTCCACTGGTTCCATTTGTTCCAGAAGTTCCTGATGTACCGCTTGAACCGCTTGTTCCACTTGAACCAGATGAACCACTTGTTCCATTAGTTCCCGATGTACCAGAAGTTCCGTTTGTACCAGATGTTCCGCTGCTTCCGCTCGTTCCTGAACTACCAGATGTTCCACTCGAACCGCTTGTTCCAGAAGATCCGTTTGTTCCTGAAGTACCGGATGTTCCGTTTGTTCCCGAAGTGCCACTGCTACCACTTGTTCCTGAGCTACCGCTTGTTCCGCTTGAACCTGACGTACCAGAAGATCCATTTGTTCCACTTGTACCGCTTGTACCAGAGCTGCCACTGGTTCCAGAGCTTCCAGATGTTCCTCTTGTACCGGACGTACCATTTGTGCCGCTTGTTCCATTCGTACCAGAAGTTCCTGATGTTCCGTTGGTGCCGCTTGTACCACTGGTTCCAGAAGTTCCGTTTGTGCCAGACGATCCACTCGTTCCATTTGTTCCTGAGGTTCCGCTAGTACCGTTAGTACCGCTTGTGCCAGATGTTCCAGAAGATCCACTAGTTCCCGATGAGCCGCTCGTGCCGCTGCTTCCGCTTGTGCCACTTGATCCATTGGTTCCACTTGTTCCATTTGTACCTGATGTACCGCTTGTGCCAGAAGATCCACTAGTTCCAGACGTTCCGTTTGTGCCTGAAGTACCGTTTGTTCCACTGGTTCCGTTTGTACCCGAAGTTCCAGATGTACCACTGCTTCCGCTTGAGCCTGAAGTTCCACTAGAACCGCTTGTACCATTGGTACCCGAAGTTCCACTTGTTCCAGAAGAACCTGATGTACCACTTGTACCGCTACTTCCGCTTGTTCCTGAAGTTCCTCTTGTTCCTGATGTGCCGTTGGTACCTGAAGTTCCGTTTGTTCCAGAAGTTCCACTGGTTCCATTTGTACCACTAGTGCCACTAGAACCGCTTGTTCCTGATGACCCTCCGGTTCCAGAAGTTCCATTTGTTCCACTTGTACCATTGGTTCCTGATGTTCCACTACTTCCACTTGTTCCAGAGGAACCTGATGTGCCGCTTGAACCATTTGTTCCGCTGGTACCATTCGTACCAGAAGTTCCACTGGAACCACTTGAACCACTTGTTCCCGAACTTCCATTAGTTCCACTGGTTCCTGATGTGCCATTTGTTCCAGAAGTCCCAGATGTACCACTGCTTCCAGATGTTCCTGAAGTTCCACTAGAACCGCTTGTGCCGTTAGTTCCGCTGGAACCGTTTGTGCCTGAAGTCCCATTTGTGCCTGAGGTTCCACTGGTTCCTGAAGAACCGCTTGTACCAGACGATCCGCTGGTTCCCGAAGTACCGTTTGTGCCACTAGTGCCGGAGGTACCACTTGTACCAGACGATCCAGATGTACCGCTTGTTCCTGATGAACCTGAAGTACCACTGCTTCCAGAAGTTCCTCTGGTTCCTGATGTGCCATTTGTTCCTGAAGTTCCGTTAGTACCAGAAGTTCCGCTTGTACCATTTGTGCCTGATGTTCCACTACTTCCACTTGTACCGCTGCTACCATTGGTTCCAGACGTTCCGTTTGTACCTGATGTTCCACTTGTTCCGCTCGTACCGCTTGAACCTGAAGTACCACTGGTTCCAGACGATCCATTTGTGCCTGAAGTTCCAGAGGTTCCATTTGTACCTGACGTTCCACTTGTACCGCTAGATCCGCTTGTGCCACTACTTCCACTTGTTCCAGATGTACCATTGGTTCCACTTGTACCCGAAGAACCGCTGGTTCCAGATGTTCCACTACTTCCAGAGCTTCCTGATGTACCTCTAGTACCGGAGGTACCGTTGGTTCCGCTAGTGCCATTTGTTCCCGACGTTCCACTTGTTCCGTTTGAACCCGATGTACCACTAGTTCCGTTTGTACCGCTTGTTCCTGAACTTCCAGAAGTTCCAGATGATCCAGACGTACCACTGGTTCCATTTGTTCCTGATGTACCATTAGTACCGCTTGTGCCGGATGTTCCACTTGAACCTGAAGTTCCTGATGAACCGTTTGTGCCACTGGTTCCATTTGTTCCTGATGTACCATTCGTACCAGACGTTCCGCTTGTGCCACTTGACCCAGACGTACCACTACTTCCGCTTGAGCCCGAAGTACCGCTTGTGCCGCTTGAACCAGATGTTCCTGAAGTACCACTACTTCCGCTGGTCCCAGAGCTTCCAGATGTTCCTCTTGTTCCAGAAGTGCCATTTGTACCGGATGTACCGCTGGTTCCGTTTGTACCAGATGATCCAGAAGTGCCATTTGTTCCAGAAGTACCATTTGTACCTGAAGTTCCAGAAGTACCATTTGTACCTGATGTGCCGCTTGTTCCGTTGGTTCCCGATGTACCGGAAGTACCATTAGTACCGCTAGTTCCAGATGTGCCAGACGATCCGCTTGTGCCACTAGAACCTGAAGTTCCATTGGTGCCCGATGTACCACTTGTTCCGTTAGTTCCTGATGTACCGCTTGATCCGGACGATCCAGAGCTTCCAGACGTTCCGCTGGATCCTGATGTACCGCTTGAACCGTTTGTACCAGATGTGCCGGAGGTTCCATTTGTGCCACTTGTTCCGCTTGTGCCACTACTTCCACTGGTTCCGCTTGAACCAGAAGTTCCACTACTTCCATTTGTTCCTGATGTACCGCTGGTTCCATTTGAGCCAGATGTTCCACTTGAACCGGACGTACCAGACGTACCAGACGAACCGCTTGTTCCAGAAGTACCTCTTGTTCCTGATGTACCATTTGTGCCGGAAGTTCCATTGGTGCCAGAAGTACCATTTGTACCACTTGTGCCAGAAGTACCATTTGTTCCTGATGTACCGTTCGCACCTGAAGTACCACTGGTTCCATTCGTACCAGAAGTTCCACTTGATCCGTTTGTTCCTGAGGTTCCAGATGTGCCAGAAGAGCCGCTTGTTCCACTTGACCCATTTGTTCCGCTGGTACCTGAAGTACCGGAGGTTCCGCTACTACCACTTGTTCCTGAAGTACCATTTGTACCAGAGGTTCCATTGGTGCCAGATGTACCAGAGCTGCCTGAAGTTCCACTTGAACCAGATGTTCCAGAAGATCCATTAGTTCCAGATGTACCAGATGAACCACTACTTCCACTGCTTCCGCTTGTACCAGATGTACCAGAAGATCCAGACGGTCCACTGCTTCCACTTGTTCCTGAGCTTCCAGAAGTTCCTCTTGTACCAGACGTACCATTTGTACCTGATGTTCCACTGGTTCCGTTTGTACCTGAAGTGCCATTCGTTCCGGAGGTGCCAGAACTTCCCGAAGTTCCACTTGTTCCATTAGTACCACTTGTACCAGATGTACCACTCGAACCGTTAGTGCCGCTCGTTCCATTTGTGCCAGATGTGCCACTTGTACCAGAACTGCCAGACGTACCACTTGATCCAGAAGTTCCGCTTGAACCATTTATTCCTGATGTGCCATTAGTGCCTGAAGTTCCTGATGTGCCATTGGTTCCACTCGTTCCTGAAGTTCCACTGTTGCCACTGGTTCCACTTGAACCATTTGTACCTGATGTACCGCTTGTTCCAGAGCTTCCACTCGCCCCGCTCGAACCAGAAGTTCCTGACGAACCATTTGTTCCGCTTGTACCTGAAGTTCCACTACTACCAGAAGTACCGCTTGAACCATTTGTACCAGATGTTCCATTGGTTCCACTTGTGCCAGAAGTTCCACTACTACCGCTTGTTCCACTTGAACCATTTGTTCCCGATGTGCCATTCGTACCAGATGTACCAGAGGTTCCGCTGCTTCCATTCGTACCCGAAGTACCATTTGTACCCGACGTTCCGGACGTTCCACTACTACCACTTGTTCCGGACGTTCCATTGGTACCTGATGTACCATTTGTTCCAGAAGTTCCACTGGTTCCATTTGTACCTGAGGTGCCGTTTGTACCGTTAGACCCGCTCGTACCACTACTACCACTTGTACCTGAAGAACCATGTGACCCACTTGTGCCAGAAGTACCATTGGTTCCAGATGTTCCGTTTGTTCCTGACGTACCGTTTGTACCACTAGTTCCATTGGTACCTGAAGTGCCACTGGTGCCATTTGTTCCTGATGTGCCGGATGTACCTGAAGTACCACTAGATCCACTTGTTCCGTTAGTTCCACTGGTTCCGTTTGTGCCGCTTGTGCCACTGCTTCCACTGGTTCCGCTTGTGGTGGATGCTCCAGATAATAAATTTGTACCAACACCAGCAGCACAGGCAGTTAGGTCAATATACGCACCTCGGGCAGTTCCTCCCTGTTCAAAGAATCTCAGTTTGTTTTGATAACTATCAACCGTTATACCTGTTCCAACAAGCGTGGTATTAGTTTGCGCCTTTGCTAACAATATTTCGCCACCTTCGTCCCCAGCCGAATAATTGACTGCGAGAGTCGATCCATTGAATGTAAGTTCTGCTGAGGCGGTTATTGCATTGGATGCATTTCTATAAATAATTTGGTTGGCGCTTCCTCCTATGATCGGACTTGTACCCGAAGTACCAGAGCTTCCGTTCGTACCAGAAGTGCCATTGGTACCTGAAGTGCCGTTCGTACCTGACGTACCATTAGTTCCACTCGTGCCACTCGTCCCAGAGCTTCCGCTTGTTCCAGAAGAACCACTTGTCCCGGAAGTACCATTTGTACCGCTTGTCCCAGAAGTGCCCGAAGATCCACTTGTCCCAGATGTTCCAGATGTTCCAGAAGTACCAGAAGTGCCATTTGTTCCAGACGTACCATTTGAACCGCTTGTGCCATTTGTACCACTTGTTCCTGACGATCCATTTGTTCCAGATGTTCCGCTAGTTCCAGAGGAACCATTCGTACCAGAAGTGCCACTGGTTCCATTAGTTCCTGATGTGCCGCTTGTACCAGATGTTCCACTACTACCAGAGGTACCGCTCGAACCATTAATACCACTGGTTCCGCTTGTACCAGAGCTTCCAGATGTACCGCTTGATCCAGACGTGCCACTAGTTCCGCTTGTTCCAGAAGTTCCACTACTCCCACTGGTTCCATTGGTGCCTGACGTACCGCTTGTACCAGAACCTCCAGAAGTTCCACTAGAACCAGATGTTCCTGATGAACCACTTGTACCAGAACTCCCATTTGTTCCAGAGGTTCCAGAGGTTCCGCTTGTCCCAGAATAACTTAAAGCATACGAAGCGGTTACAGCATAACTTGATGTAGCATTTATGATACTATTAACACTTAAACTTCCGGTCAATATTATAGAACCAGTAACTAACAAAGATCCTGTTAATTCGATAGTATCAGCATTGGTAAAAAATGTTGTAGAACCACTATCTCCGACAAAATTAGTAGATCCTGTAACAACTAAGGATCCAGAAATTACAACATTTTGATTAAGTTGATTTACATAACTTGAAGACAACGGAGTAGTTCCGCTTGTTCCACTTGTTCCACTTGAACCGCTTGAACCATTTGTTCCACTAGTACCATTTGTGCCGCTCGTACCATTTGTTCCTGACGTACCATTGCTACCAGAAGTTCCGCTTGAACCAGAAGTACCAGAACTGCCACTTGATCCACTTGTGCCATTTGTTCCACTCGTTCCAGAACTTCCACTGATGCCAGATGTTCCGCTTGATCCACTGGTTCCATTTGTGCCACTACTTCCACTGGTACCTGACGAACCGCTTGTGCCTGATACACCATCTGTTCCTGATGTGCCCGAAGTTCCATTTGTGCCACTTGAACCTGAAGTACCACTACTTCCGCTGGTCCCAGATGAACCTGACGACCCACTCATACCGTCTGTTCCTGAAGTTCCGCTTGTGCCTGAACTACCAGATGTTCCACTCAAACCGCTTGTTCCAGATGTTCCATCGACGCCTGAAGTACCACTGCTTCCACTTATACCAGATGTTCCACTGGTTCCAGAGGAACCTGATGTTCCTGAAGATCCGCTGGTTCCATCTGTGCCAGATGTGCCCGAGATTCCCGAAGTTCCGCTAGAACCACTGGTTCCGTTATTTCCACTTGTTCCGCTACTACCAGAATTACCGCTGGATCCGCTTGTACCAGATGTTCCACTACTACCACTTGTGCCATCAGTTCCGCTTGTACCAGACGACCCAGAATTTCCACTTGTGCCAGACGTTCCAGATGTTCCATTGGTACCAGATGTGCCATTTGTTCCACTTGTGCCATCGGTGCCACTGGTACCGTCTGTTCCCGAAGAACCAGATGTTCCAGAACTTCCAGAAGTTCCGTCTATACCAGACGTTCCATTTATACCGCTTGTGCCGCTTGTGCCTGATTCTCCAGACGTTCCGCTTGATCCACTTGTACCGTTGGTGCCGTCAGTACCTGATGTACCATCTGTTCCGTTTGTGCCATTAACACCACTAGTACCACTTGAACCGCTTGTACCAGAAGTTCCAGATGTTCCACTTATACCAGAAGTTCCAGATGTTCCATTAGTACCAGATGTTCCATTAGTACCAGATGTACCATCTGTTCCGCTTGTACCATCGGAACCACTGGTTCCACTGGTTCCGTTTATTCCCGAGGTTCCGTTTGTTCCTGAAGAACCAGATGTTCCAGAACTTCCAGAAGTTCCGTTTGTTCCAGACGTTCCACTTATACCGCTTGTGCCACTAGTACCATCTGTTCCGTCTAAACCACTAGTACCGTCGGTACCAGAAGTTCCATTTGTACCACTAGTACCGCTCGTTCCAGAAGTACCGTCTATTCCAGACGTTCCGCTTGTTCCACTCGTACCATTTGTACCCGAAGTTCCATTCGTACCACTTGTACCGTTTATTCCAGATGTTCCGTCCGTACCGCTTAAACCGCTGGTTCCAGAAGTACCGCTGGTTCCGCTTTCTCCGTTTGTACCACTTGTTCCACTGGTACCATTAGTTCCTGACGTTCCGTCTATACCACTTGTTCCACTGGTACCATTTGTACCAGATGTACCACTGGTTCCAGAAATACCGCTAGTTCCCGAAGTTCCGCCTGTGCCACTGGTTCCAGATGTTGCTCCAGTTAATGCGTATGAAGCGGTCAACGCATATGAAGAAGATGCTGCCTGTAAAGAATATGAAGATGTCTCAGAAGAACCTATTAAATAAGAAGCTGTTAAAGCGTATGATGAAGTATTAGAAAACCCAGAGTTAATAGAATATGATGAAGATTCTACACTTTTCGCGGTTACATTGAGAGATCTTAAAATTATCGACATACATCTTATAAATATTTAACCATACGATATATTTAATATTTTTTATATGATATTATAAAATAACATATAAAAATAATTTTATACAAAGTATAAGTTTTATTATATAGGAGTAACTCCCAAATACGCAGCAGCAATGTTTTCTATATAATTATTATCTGGACCAGCAGGCCAATCTTCCCATTGTTGCATGCTCATCTGAAATTCACCTTTTTCCAATGGATAGCCAGTATCTGTAACAATCTGCCATTTTACATTTGTTGCCGGATTGCCATATACTTCTGGTACTTCTAATCCAGTTCCTATACCTGCTCTGTATGTTAGTGGTTGTATTGATATTCTCATAATATTAGTATATAAATATATATCACCACGACATTATAAACACCATTCCAGGTCCGCCGTTGCCTCCGCGACCAGCGGTTTGACCAGTGCCGCCGCCTCCACCACCACTGCCTATACCACCATTACCACCGTTTCCGCCGTTGTTGTCGTTTGTTCCGCCACCCGCACCACCGCACGATACAAAAGGTGCCCACAGGTTAACTCCGCTACTTCCATCGCGTACAGTAGAAGTTCCAGCCGCTGCAAGTATACCACCGCCTGCGGCGTTTGGCCAGTTTAAAAAAGTAAAATTTGTGGCTGTTCCGGGAGCTATACTTCCTCCGTTCGCGGTTCCGCCGGTTGATCCGCCACCACCAGCACCTCCGCTATTCTTAAAAGCATTCCAAACGGTAGAAAGAGATACGCCGTTACCACCACCAACCGCACCACCTGCTCCTCCTGCCTGACCAACAGTCCCCCTGAATTCACCAAGACGAGTTCCAACATATATCGACGGTGCTCCTGCTGCCGTACCCGCTGCTCCAACCGCAGCACCTGTTCCTGTACCACCACCTCCAGCTTGTGTACTAGATGACTCAAGTAATACATTTGGCGCAGTTGTATTTTGAGAATAGCATACATATGCTATGCCGCCGTTTGTACCAGCAACGCCGTTTGTATTGCTGCCTTCACCACCAGAACCCGGTCTAATATACAATATATCTGGTAAAAAAAATGATGGCATGAGTAATGTAGCTACTCCACCAGACCCGCCACCTCCACCCCCGCCACCGTCATCTCCAGCAGGTCGCTGAAATCCTTGTCCACCACCACCACCAGCACCTACCGCAAGTATATAAACCATTGTAGATCCTTTTGGTTTATTCCAAACTTTCCAATTTACTGAAGCTAAATCATCATCTACTGCTCCAACAAATGTATATACTTCGCAATTTGATGGATATGGCAAATCTTGTAAATCACTTTGTTGTAATGGATAATTGAACATAACTTACCAAGAAAAAATAGCAACCAAGCCGTTGCCACCATCACCACCTCTGCCGCCTGTGGTTCCTTTTCCTCCACCACCGCCCCCACATCCTATACCGCCTCTGCCGCCGTTACCACCAACACCAGCAACGTTGGTACCTCCACCTGCTCCACCGGTTTGAAAAAACGGAGCCATTAGTGATACACCCGCCCCACCGATATTTGCGGATGTTGTGCCACCTGTTCCACCTGCCGCAAGTGCACCGGCAGTGGTCGGCCAGTTTATGAATACAAAGTTTACGGCGGCGGTAGCAGTTTGTGCGCCTCCGTTGTTATTTGTACCTGCGGCACCACCGCCACCAGCACCGGGACTTAATGGCAATCCTCCCCATGCCGTAATGCTGGTACCGGTACCACCACCAACGGCTCCGCCAGCACCACCAACCAATCCAACAGTTGCGGAAAACATACCGATTGACAGGTTTAAAGTAACACCACCATATACAGTAGGAACTGTACCCGCCGCACCCACTGCTCCGTTGGTACCAGCACCACCGCCACCCGGTTGGCTGGCTCCATTTGCTGATAATATAGTATTAACACCTGCGGCTGCGGCTACTGGATTTAAAGATATAGTTGAATTTGTACCTGCTCCACCTGCTACTGTAGCAGCACCGCCCAACCCACCAACTCCAACTTGAACATATAAGCTATCTGGTAATAGAAATGTTGGTATGATCAACCTACTTATACCAGAACACGCTCCACCACCTCCACCTCCTCCGTTTGTACCAGACGCAGCACTATGAGCACCACCGCCTCCACCCCCGCCGCCAATACAAATCATATATGACATGCTTGTTCCACGCGGTTTTGTCCATTGCTGCCAACTTGTAGTAGATAAATTATTTGCGTGAAATATCTGAACATCACCTCTAAAATTAGATGGTATGCCAAATGTATCTATTGATGTAGCAGGAAAATTCATAACTATTTATATATGTCGTTAATAATCACTACCTATCACAAATGCTTGCCAATTTTGATTAGTAGTTTGAGCAGCGTGTTGCGAAACAAGTAAATATGTATTTGCTGGCATAGCAAAGTTTAATGGCAGTTCATAAAAGTTTGTGGCATTGGTAGCGTTGGCACTAGCTAATGCACCAACTGAAATTTCACCAAGCAAAAATACTTGTCCCGCCGTTGGCGTACCTGTGTTTACTGTGCTGTATGTAACACGAAGCACCGTCGCAACACCTGTTGTTGGTGTAGTCGCAACGCTCATAAATCTTACTTTTTGAACAAAGCTACCAGATGGGCCAGAAGTAAAAGCAAGAAATTGAGCAGTACCAATAGCTCCACCCAACCCATCACTTCTTGCTTGGGCTGCTGTAGTTGTTATATTAACGCCCGATAACTCTGGTGTTAATCCGAATATTGGTGATGTATTTGCTGGCATAATATTTTATAAGTTATGTTGTTTAGTTATATATATCAAATCATTCTGCTTTGGTATGCTATAATAACTCCGAGATTTGTAGCACTTCCCCCGCCGCTTGTGCCTGAAGTTCCATTTGTACCAGATGTACCGTTTGTACCAGATGTGCCTGATGTACCATTTGTGCCAGATGTGCCTGACGTACCATTTGTACCACTCGTTCCTGACGTACCATTTGTGCCAGATGTGCCGCTTGTACCCGAGGTTCCACTTCCACCTCCTCCAGCACCGCTTAATGCATAACTAGCGGTTATTGCATATGAAGAAGATCCAAACAATGAACCTGTTATTCCAGTAGTAACCTTTAATGATCCAGTTACAAAAACACTTCCGCTGATGTCAAGTTCGGTGGTTGGATCTGTTTTTCTGATACCTATTCTACTTCCTCCTGTAATAACAACCATGTCTTGGAAGTCAGTGGCAGAACCGCCGCGATTTACAAATAATTTTAACTGACCTCCCCAGTCACCTGGGTTTAATCCTGTGCTGGTAGTATCATATAAACCAGAAATACCAGCATATCTCCAAGTTGGAGTGCCTGCTATATGTACACTTAATGGATCATAACCACTGAAAGTAATCTTTCCTCCTGTACCCGTGTTAACATTATAGTTGTGGAGGTTGAGCATGTCTGCATCCGAATTACTTGATGTATATAACGTGGCAACAACTCCTGGTCTTACTGATGTTTGATCTTTTCCAACAACTATATATTGTCCGCTATCATATAGTGCGTCTCCGGCCTG